AAGTAATCAATATAATTCTTCATTTGCCTCTCTCGAATGGTCCCAGTGTAAACGACTGGAGTGATAGTCTTCTTCAACTTTAGATCGCTCACCTTAAAGAAATTCATGTTTGATAACCTCAAGTCGTCTTCCTCATCAAGCGGCTTCGAAAATTGGGGTTTCCTCACACAGATCCCCGACAACGGTAAGATAGCCTTACCCTTCTCTGCCCAGGTGGCAGGTAAAGTCATCGAGGTTCCGACTTTGTACTCGACCAGAGCCCCTTTATTGTTGCCATATTTAACATCAGCCCATCTCGCCATCTCAGGGGACATGTAAGAATGACTCTTGTCCGCCATCAACACTATATCCTCCATATCTTCAGTTACATCCATATCTTCACATGTATCTACAGAGGTATTGGATAACGCAACAGAAGCGCCCATCTCAGGAGAGAGCGTGCCCAGACCCGTTACTGTTACCCCAGCCTTCTGCGAAAAAATAGCTTCGATAACATGGCCAATTAGCATAGGATTAACATTCAGTTCCTTGCAAAATTCTTGGAATTTCTCTACATCAAATTCGACTCCACTGTAATTGTTTCTTATCTCATCGATTTTCTTGAATAAATCGTCACCGGAAGCGAGCAACTCAGAGACACTCTCTCTCTCGATCTTTGCATCTGCCTCGTACATCCCTTCAAGATAATCCGAAAAGGTCATAAACGGTTCAGGTAGCAATACTTTCAGTTCGTCGCTAGAGGTGTCAAACCAGCCGGTTTGAACTAGAGCATCATAGACGCAATCACCTAGTCCTTCTACGGCGGATTTGAGACTGTCTGCGAACCTCCGAAGCAAACCCCTCGCCTCGATTACAACTTTATCAGACATTAACTCGATCTGTACTTTCCTAACCTTCACGAGAAGGAATATCGAGAACGAGATATCAGTGAGCTGATCAACCGGTACGTTCCACTCTGATTTCACGGAAACTCCGTTTACAATTACTCTTGAGCGTATGGATTCCACAAAGGACTGAACATTCTTCCACACTAAGGCCTTGTTATCATACGTGCTAATGTGATTAATAATGGTATGGACGAAATCAGCATCGACAAGCATCCTAGAGATTTTCACATTCCCAGAAAGAAATCTCGAAAGTTCAAACTTGGGTATCAACACCTTGCGCTTCGCTTCAGGAAACCACACAGAAAACGTGGCTTTATCTTGGAAGATCGGAGGGGTATTCAGCGCGAAGTACTCAGACTTCGATTTCGAATAGTGCCCCACAGATTTATGAAGCATGTGTGTATCTGCTCTGACCAACCTAAAGAAAAAAGTATCCACACGCTTAACCATGAACTCCTTAATGTACACAAACCTATCATCAGCAGGAAAGTAAGTACGCATCACGATTAATTTAATATTTTCTAAACTATGAGTATAATGCAAAGTAGACTCTTCACTAAAAAGAAAATGCACATCATCACCATCGACCCTAAACTGAGCCCCAATACTATTCAAATTACCTACAGGCGAACCTAAAAGCAATGCCTCCGAG